AGTTTTGAAAGCATTTGGCGGCATACGGGGCGCGGGAAGACCAATAGACAGAAGCACGTTGTAGCCGATGGGCAAAAGAGGGGCGAAGACGGCTATTTCATTGTCGGCGGCGAAAGGATGGCATTTCCGGCAAGTGGGTCGGCTGCAAATAGCATAAATTGCCATTGTGTTGCGAGAGCGGGGCGGCGTATTACTTAGGCACGGGTAAGGATAACATGAAAACAATCCACGAGGCGTGGTAATGACACTAATCACAAACGGGACTTTTGAAGAAATCCGGTCTTTCAACGAAAATTACTTCCGTGTTGTATTGCCTAACGGTTCTGTGACATGGGTGCTTGTAACGCCGCTACCTGTAAGGTATGCTGAAATGTTGGAAGAAAAGTACAATAGCAACAATAAACAATCTGTATGCCAACACCTCCCGTTGAACTGATAACGCCGCCGCCTAAGGAAAAAGAAACGCCCTTCCGTAAAAAACGCAATCAGTGCGTAGAAGCATTACGGCAATTGAAGGAAGAAAAGGATGTGGATAACTTTCGGTTGGAAAGGATTTATTTTATTCTTTTTCGCGAAGGGTAATTTTCGTATATTTGCGAAAACTTAACAGGGAAATACCATGTCTTTATACTTTGCAAACAATGGCGAACTTGCCGAAAAGAGCGGCATAGTTGAAGTTCGGAATAAGAACGGCCGGGCGCTTTTGGAACTTCGGGCGGCTTCAGGCGGAACTGACGACAACAGCGTTATGACAAGGAAGGACGTTTTGGAGTTGTTAGCGGCGTTGCAAGTTGCCGAACCTAAGCCCACACTTACAGAACCTAAACCAAAGACCAAGATCAAGACAAAGCCCTAATCGGCGCAACCATACGACCTAAATCGCGGCGGTAACCAGTCCTTGCCACGTCTGACATAGAAAGTCGGGCGTGGCTTTTTTTATTTTACAGACACAGAGCGAGTAATACATGCCAACGGAAATAAAATCGGGCGCGGAACTCAAAATAAACGGCGCAAACATAGAAGGTTATTTGATTCAATTCGGTAGTGAAGCGGAGCGCGATTTGGACGGGCAATTCTTTACCCCGCGCACGTTTTACGGGTATGCTACGGAGTTACCAGTTTTCTACCATCATGGTTTCAACAACGAAACGCAAAAAACGCTACTCGGTAGTGTTAAGTTGCGCCGTGATGAAACAGGGATTTTTGCACGGGGCGTTCTTACTTCCGACGCTATAAAAGACTTTTTCGACGACGAAGTTCAAAAAGCCGAACGTTACGCCGCAATGATACGAGAGTTAGGACTAAAATCTAAACTCGGATGGAGTTCCGGTACGGCAAGTCATACCTTGCGTCTTTCCGACACGGGCGAAATTCGGCAGTGGATTTTATGCGAAGCGTCCCTTACACCTACTCCGGCTGATTGGCGGAATGACGCTGTTTTCAAGTCTATATTGACAGAATTTAACGAATTGCAAGAGACGGAAAACCCGTCAGAGATTGTAAAGGTTGGCGCGGAAATAGGCAATGTTAATCGAGAGGCAATGTCTAATGCACACGCCAAATATCAGCAAGGGATTGACTTAATAAATGAAGCACACGCGGAATTTGGTAAGTTCATTTCGGAAAAGCAACCTAAGCAGGGTATTACTCCGACGGTTGCCGCTCCGCAAAAGACAGCGATTGAGAAACTAACAAACTACTTACAAGGGAAATAATATGCCCGACGAAGCAACAACAACAGGTTTGCCGCAGGAATTACTTGACGCTATTGGCGTTACAGTAACGAAAACGGTAGAGAACCTTGTGCCTGAAATTACGAAGGCACTTGAAAAGCAAAACGACGCAATTAAGGCGCAACAAATCCAAAACGACCTTACTTTGCAAAATGCCTTAAAAGCAACAATGAACCCGCTCGCAGAATTGGCAACGGGGCTAAATACCGTCCCTGCAACGGCTTGGCACAGACCAACAGGATGGAAAGGGACTGAAAAAGATTTGCACATTGCGGCAAAGTTTCTGCTGATGACAACAGCAGCAGCCGAAATGACGAAAAACCCGCAAGGGGACGGACTAAAACGATTTACCGATTACCACAGAGAACTTACCGAAAAAGGCGAATTGAAAACTGCCACAGCAGGCAATGCCGGAACGATGGGTTTTCTTGTGCCGCAAGGTTTTGATGCTACCGTCGCAGACCAAACCGAACAATACGGGGCATTTCCGCAACTCGGTATGCAAATCAATATGGCGGGCTTGCAAAGAATTTCCTTGCCAAGAATTGATACGGGCGCAACGGGTTATTGGCTTGCCGAAGGCGTTGCCATTACTCCGTCAAACATGACGGGTAGCCAAATCAATTTGGACGTTAAAGGTTTGGGTGCATTGGTGAAATACACCCGCTTACTCGAAGAAACGTCGGCGGTTGCACTTGTGCCACTTATCGCGCAAAAATTCGCTGAAGAAATGGCGTACAAGAAAGACAGCGCGTTTCTTATTGGTGACGGTTCTTCGACGTATGGAAACATTGTCGGGCTTGCTACAAAGTTAGGGCTTGCCTTTACTTCCACTTCGACGGATAGCGTAGGAATTAGGATAGGTCAGGGAAATGCCTACTCTGAATTAACCATTGGCGATTTTATTGCAACAAAAGGCAAACTTCGGTCGCGTTACCGGAAAAATGCAAAGTGGTTAATGAACCGTGAGGCATGGGCGGCGGCTGAAATCCTAATCCAATCGGCGGGCGGGGTAACGGCACAAGAAATCATAAACGGCGTTGGCAATGATAAGTTTCTCGGCTTCCCCGTAATCATTTCCGACGTTCTACCCGCCGAAGGAAACAGTGTCTTGGGTATTCTCTTGGGGGACTTCCAAAGCGCGGCTTACTACGGTACGCAAGGCGGAATACAGATTGATACCGCAACTCAAAATGATGTGGATTGGACGCAAAACATCATTTCGACAAAAGCAATTGAAATGCTTGATTTCGTTGTTCATGGAGAGCAATCAATCGCGGCTGATAAGACTACCGTTCAATCCGGCGCGTATGTCGGCTTGCGTCTTAAAGCGTCCTAATAACTAATATAAAGGAAAAAACACGATGCAACCAAACATAGCAGTAGTACCTGTTATCCACAATACCCGCCTTAATAATGGAACGGCGGCAAGTCAAGTTATAGACCTGCAAGGGCATAACTTTTGCACCATTCTTTTTCAGGCGGGTTCAACCGACGTAGCAGCCACTACTTTCAAACTAACCGAAAGTGATACGAAGGCAGATGCTACATCATTGACAAGCGGGGCGGACGTTACGGGCTTGACGCTTACTATGTCCGCAACGTCCGACCACAGTATCTGGGCAATGACGTTCCCAACAGCAGGGCGGAAACGGTACGTTTTGCCTGTTTTGACGGTAGGGAATGCTACAGGCGTGGATATTTCGGCAATGGCTATATTCCATAATTCCGATACAGTCAAGCCGACGGCAACGGGCTTAGGACTTGCCGGACTTGCGGTATTGCCTGCGACATAAAATTACACGGGGCGGAATTTCAAAGCCGCCCCAACTTTTCAAATCACGAGAGAGAGGGAACATAATGGCAGAAACACCAGCACATATAATTTCAGAACGGATAAGAGCGTTAAAAAACGCCGGACAGTTAGTAACACCCGCCGCCGCTCCAAACGGAGTGCAAGCATTGAGCGCGGCAACAGCGGCAAACAACGGACGGATATTCGGTAACCAACCCGCTCCGACTTCACAACAACCTTCACAGGCGGAACAGCATTTGCCTTTTTCAAATCTGACTATTTGCGTCGTTACATGCGACGAACACAAGCATTTTTTAGCGGACTTGTGGTATTCTGTAAATCCACTTTTGGAAAACGGGGCGCAAGTTGTCGTAGTGCAAACCGTTCGGGGCAATACCGAAAAAGCAGAAGTATTGAACAATGAAGGATATAGCACTATGGCACGATATACCTATTCGGGTATATTCAACTACGGACGTGCCAAAAACATTGCCCTTGATTGTGTATTAACAGAGTGGGTATTATTTTTAGATTCGGATGAACGGCTATGCTTAGATTTAGATGCTATAAAAGATGTGATAAATACGCCGAATTTGGACGCTGCTTACTGTAAAGTGCATAGCGTTTATATGGCAAAACCGGAAGTCGTAAAATGCACTGTCGAAAATAAAGATATATCTATGCAAGAAGATATATTAGAACCCGCCGTGCGGATTTTTAAGCCGAATTTACATAGAGCGGACGGGAATCATGAACTCAATAGATACCGCTTCACAGAGGGCATACATGAGCAAGTATGGCCGTCAATTATTCAACGCGGCGGCATGGTGAAAGATTCGTCTATCAGAATACACCATGTCGGATATAAAGACGGGGGAAAGAACTTTGTAAAAACTATGAAAAGGATGCAAGGTTTAGCGGCGGCTTTGGAAGTAAATAATGATTTGAGCGATTTTCAGGCGGCATACAATCTTTGGGCGTTATTCTGCGAAGTGGATACGTTTCAACACTTGCGAGAATACGTAAATAGCAAGATAAAAGTAACAGATGGAAGGCAAACCGCATGATTATCACAGTTGCCAAAGCAAAAGAGTATATGCTCCGTGATACGGGCGAAACGACGCTTGACACCTTTATTACAGACCTAATCACCGAAGCGCAAAACGAAATAGAGGGGTACTGCGGACAACAATTTGAACAATCTTCGCGGACATATATTTTCGACGGAAACGGCTTGAATGAATACCCTTTTACCACTTTGCCCGTCGCAAGTTCGCCGGCCGCAACCCTGCATTACAGAGATACGCCGTTTGACAGTTGGACTGCAATAGCAAGTACGGAAGTAACAATCTTACGCGATAAGGGCGTTAATTCCATGATGTATAACGGGCTGTTTATAGAAAACCGATTGAATTACAAGATAACAGCAACGGTAGGGTATGCTTCCGGTTCTATTCCTGCTATCCTTAACGCCGTATTGAAGGAAATGACATACGTTAAATTCAGGGAATCGGCGCAAGGCGCGGCAATGTTGGCTAAGACGGGTACAAGTCGGAGTATAGACGGTTTCGCTCAAAATGAAACCTACGAAGATTTACGCCCTAAGTGGTATGCACGGCTAAAGAGTTTCAGAAAGATTCCGGTATAGCAATGGCTAAAACAGTAGAAGACAAAGTAATCGCTGTCATTCGTGCAATTCCTTCTATAATGACAGAAGCGGCACAAGAAATATCCGAAGACTTTGCGGCGTACATTGACGCACAAATGCAACAGTCGAAAATCGCTCCGTTTTCGTTCAATAGTTCCGATAGGTTATTCAGCAATTCGCCCGTTGGCGGTTTGGCAGATTCTTTTCGCACAGATTCAAAAGTAAGCGTTTCCGGTTCAGGTGTAACAGGGACGCTCCAAAGTGAAAAGCCCTATGCCAACATTCACAACGTCGGCGGGTTTATCGCAAGTAAAGGCAATATGCACCGATACTTCTGGGCGCAATATGCAAAGACAAAACAGCAGTTTTTTAAGATTATCGCGCTATCAGTCATAAAAAACGGCGGGGTAACAATACGCAAAAGGGCGTATTTCGATAACGCAATTGCCGATTTTCAGGAACGCGGCATACCAAGAATTTCCGCTGATATTATAGCGCGGGTAAAGCAGATATACGAAGCGGCGGAATAACACCCTTACAAGCAACAGAATAGCGTGGCAACAACCTACGAATACATATATACTACTCTGACAACTGCTCTTGCAACCATAGACGCAACTGTTTTGCCCGTTATCGAAAACGACGACGCGGCTTTTTCGGGTTCTAAACCGAATATGGTACTCATGGTTGGGGATGAAGTTTGGGAAAATCAGTTCTCGGAATCGGGCAAAACTACCAGCCCTACGCCGCCTTTTGCAACGGTTTCGTTCTCGATAGAAATCTATGCAAAGTGTGCGGTAAAACAGGACGGTACGACAGTTCGGGCAAAAATCGGCGAACTTGGGGATAAAATCCGCGCCGCGTTTTGGACTATGGCGCTTGCTACGTCGTACAACACAAGTACCGTCGGAGCAACGAATATAAGCACACGTATCATAAGTGCGTATATTACAAAAATATACAACGCTCCTATGATTAAAGAAAACCGCCTACAAGCACTTGTAACAGGCGCGGTACGATTACATATAAAACAATAACGGAGTAAAAAAATGGCTTCAAACACTTATTTGCCTGGTAAGATTTCCGGTGCAATTAACAATCTTGGTTCGGAAAATGCCGTGGCCGCCGAGTGCAATAGTTCCGGTTCTATTATCGGCACATGGGCGCAATTCGGTATCATAAAAGATTCTCAATTAACGGACAACACGGAACAGGTAAAACTCAAATCAGAATCGGGAAACGAATACAGCCGTAACGGGACACGGACGGTAGAGTTTTCTATGACGGTCATGCAGACGGATACGGTAAGCATGGAGGCGGTTAATCTTATGCGAGATAAATACTTTACAATCGTAAAAGAACACGCAGAAACAGAGATTAACAGCGATTATATTTATATCGTAATGCCGCTCTGTAAGTATGTACCGGAGGCAACAATAAAGCAACCCGGCGGAGAGGTAACGTACAAGTTCGCATTGGAAAAATGCCAAAGCACAGTTACCGTTTCGCTTGCTAATGCCGCAAGTGGAAATACATTCAGCACAACGCTTACAGGCAACTCGGTGCTTTCGGCTAACGAATACTGGCAGACAGCAACAATTTAAGCCCTCTGATAAGAGGGAAATACAAATAAATCAGAAGGGAAAAATAATCTATGCCAACAGCATTAGAAGCACAAGAAACGCCGCTTACTTTCACAGTAGGCGGCATTTCTTTCACTATGAGAGATTTTGAAAACGAACTGACAACGGCGGAAAACCGCGTACTTATGAGAGCAATCGCGCCGCTTATGCAGTACGCAAATAGCGACGGGAAACAAAACAAAATTCAGGCGGCGAAAAATGGAATCTTAATGATGGCTGATGTGGATATTGCCTTAGTCTTGGCACTATGCACCTATCCGACAAAAGAGAAGTTCGATAAAAACCGTGTGGAAGAATGGCGGGAATTTTTCGACGACAACCCAACGCCAGCAGAAGCGAGTGAGGTGTACGAACGTTTTTTGTTTATCGCGGGAGGTTCAATAGCAAAGTATTCCCAAATCTTTTCACCGCAAACAAAGGCGGAAACAAGCGAGAAAAAAACCGTCGTTTCTACGAAAAAAACCCGCAGTTAACGCCGCATATCTACGACGACGAACCTTTTGAAGATTTTTGGTTGTGTGAAACGGTATGCAGACATTACAACGATAGTCCGCTCAACATCGCAAGGTACATTGACACTATGCCGATGTATCATTTGTACGCAATAGCAGATAAAATGCAGTACCAATATGCAGAACAAGAACGGGCGGCGCGGCGGCGGTAACGTCCTTAGCGCGGCGGTAACTAACTAAGCAAGGAACAACTATGGCAACGATAAGCGCGGACTTAGACCTAAACATAAGCAAGTTACTTTCTTCGCTTAATAATGCCCAAAGCGCGGCTATAAAAGCGGCGGGGCAAATAAATACCGCGTTTAAGGGCATAGAACCCGTCATAGATGTTGCGGTTGATTTAAGCGCGGAACAGGCGCAAGCCGAAGCAAAGACGCTGAAAAACAATCTTGACATCCCTCCCGTCGAAATTCCGATAAAAGCCGATTTTACGAAAATAGCAGAGCAGGCGCGGACGGCGGGTAAAGCCGTGTCCGATGCCTTCGTAACGCCGTCCGGTAGTTTAGATACGTCTAAATTAGCGAGCGGCTTTTCGCAGTTACAGACACAAGCAAAAAACGCCGTAGCCGAACAACGTAACGCCCTTGCCGCATTGACAGCAACTGGGCAAAAAGGCACTGCTGAATTTAAGCAAGTTGAAGCGCAGTTACAAGAGGCGGTTACAGAAGCGAACAGATTAGATAACGCCCTTGCCGACGTAGATAAAGAAATCGCGTCGGTTGGGGATAAGAAAATTGACATCGGCGGACAACTTTCGGAAGGTTTGAAGGGCGGCTTACTCGGCGGAATAATCGGGGGGGGCATTGCCGGAGCAGTAACTACAGGACTGGCAGCTGTCGGAGAAGGTTTCAAAGCAACAATCGAATTAGGGCAAGAATTTGAGCAATCACTTGCCGGACTAAGTGCTATAACAGGGGTGCAGGGTGACGGGCTTACTGATTTAGGGAACCGGGCGCGGGACTTGGCAAAAGAGTTCGGCGGAACGGCAACGTCGCAATTAGAGAGTTTTCAGGGCGTTCTTTCCAAGTTTGGGGCGCAACTTGCCGATACGCCTGACCAACTCGGCGAAGTATCGAAAAACATAAATATACTCGCAAAAGCGGGCGGTTTGGACGCAAAGGGCGCAATGGACGCGCTAACAGCGTCAATGCTTCAATTTGGAGTAAATGTCAATGACGCAAATGAGGTTGCAAGCGAGAGCGGGCGGTTTATTAACGTCCTTGCGAAATCGGCGCAAGTGGGCGCGGCTGAAATTCCGCAAGTTGCAGAAGCAATTTTGCAAGCGGGTGTTGCGGCAAAAGGTGCAAATTTATCATTTGAAGAAACCAACGCCGGAATACAGATTTTAGCGGCCGGCGGTAAAGTCGGCAGTGAAGCGGGTGTTGCGCTTAGAAACGTTTTAGGATTGCTTATTAAGCAGTCAGGAGAAGGTGAACAAACTTTTGCGAAGTTTGGTACTTCGACCGCTGAATTAGGCAAGATACTAACGACGCAAGGATTAGGCGCGGCGCTTGAAAAAGTGTCCGGCGGTTTGCAGACGTTGGGTTCGGACGCAGAACGCGCGGCGGCATTATCACAGTTGTTCGGCTCTGAAAACGCGGCGGCTGCGGGTATCCTTTTGGATGGTGCGGGAACGCTAAAGGGGTGGACGGCGCAAATGACAGGCACACAGTCCGCCGTTGAGCAAGCCGCTACAAATATGAATACGTTTGGTGAAAGAATAGAACGTCTAAAATCTAATTTTCAAGATTTTGGATTAACTATTTATCAAGCCGTAGTGCCGATTGCTAACCAAATTTTTTCAACACTTTCGAGCGTGTTTAGTCAAGTAGGGGCGATACTTGCACCTGTAATCAGTGGCATAGCGGATAACTTTTCACGTATGTTTGAAGTGGTAAAGCCGATTTACGCTATTTTGGGCGGTGCAATTATAGGCACTGTTATAGGGCTTTTTACGTCGTTGTCGCTTACTATTAAATTCCTTACTGATGTTGTCGCAGGGTTATATGAGGGCATTGCTAATGCTCTTGTTCCATTGTTTGCAAAAATCGGCGAACTATTTGGACAAACGGGAAGTAAAGCACTTACATTAAGTGATGTAATGAGCGGCTTAGGTACTGTTGTGTCTTTTGTCGGAGACGTTTTAGGCGTTGTCGGCAAAGTTCTTGTCTTAATCATAGTCAAGCCGATTGAAACAATGATAAATGCAGTCATTCAAGCAATAGACTGGTTCAAAAAGTTTTCGGACTTCATGAATGGCATTGAAAAAAGTGTAGGCGGGTTTATTCGTGGCATGTTGGGAATAAAAGACAGCACCGATGCCGCAAGTGGGAGCGTAAAAGAACATACCGAAATAACAGTCGACGACGCAAAGGCAATGCAAGAAAGCATTGTAAAACAGTTGGAAGACAACAAAGCAAAAGAGGCGGCTTCTATTGGGGTGCAGACGCTTGCAAAGCGTTTTCAGGAACTCGCGGCAAAGACAAACCGGACAAAGGCCGAAACCGATGAATTGCGTGGCATACAGGACAAATTGGAAAAGCAATACCCTAATCTTGTCGACCAAACCAAGAATTTCAGCGATAACCTCAACGGAGTTGCTGAAATAGGGAAATTAACAACAGAATCGCTCAAGGGGCTTAACGCGCAAAACGCTGAACTGCAAAAACAAATGGCTTCAACGGTTAAACTTGTGGCAGGCGCAACAAGAGATGAAGCGTTAAAGGCACTTCGGGAGAGTACGGATAGCGCATTGTTTGAGAATGATACGTTGTCGAAATTTAAGGAAAAGTTGGCGGCGGAATCTGCACGTTTTGACAAAAGTGTATGGCTGGCAAAAACTCAAAAAGACATAGAAGATGCCGAAATTGTTTTAAGACGGTTCTTTAATGTCAATGCACCCGAACTTACAAGCAAGGGGCTAACGAAAGAATTTCTTAACTTTCAAAAGTTAATGGAGGGCGCAATAAACGCGTCAAAAGACGCGGGGCGGGCTTTCTTTGGAGACGCGGCTAATGCTGGCAAAGAGGGCGCGGCAAAGACAGCAGAATCAGCCACCGACGAATTTAAGAAATTACAGGGCGAACTTAATAAGTTCAAAAAAGACTTCGGCGGGCTGACGGAAACGCAACAAAAAGAACAAGGTAGCATAATCGGCGATGCTATTGATAAAGCCCTCACGCTGACACAGCCACAGCGGAAAAAATTAGACGACGAACTAAAAGCGATTATCAAGCCCAAAAAAGAGGGCAAGGGAGAAAAGGAAAAATCCGAAATCGAACTACTTAAAGAAAAACTCGCATTAAAGCGCGATGAAATACAGGATACCCGCAAGGATATTGACTTAAAAAATGAACTTGCGTTGGCGGAAGACGGAGTACAAAAAGCCGACACTGAACGGATAAAGCAGAACAAAGCAGCGTCCCGTTTTAAGGCGGCAAAAGAGGAATTAGAAGCGGCAAAGGAACTTTTCAAAGCGTCGCAAGAAGGGGACACTTTTACAATCCCTGTTTCAATTAAAGGGGACGGCAAAGAACGGCAAGCGGCGATTGAACTGTTGGAAGACATTAACAGAGAGGTGAAAGCGTCAAACCTTGACGTAATAAGAGTAGGCGGGGAAATTGATAAGGAAGCGTTGTTAAAAAATATCGCAACTCTTTCTGAAAGTATAAAGTCCGACGAAAAAACGCTTAAGGAAACGATAAACGTCGAAACCGCTTTTAAGTTTCCCGACAAGGAAACGTTCAAAACAAAGGTGCAATTAGGGTTAATTTCGCTTTCACGAACGGAAGAAACGCTAAAGGCAAAATTCGCAGTTGCAACAGACCCTGATGTAAAAGAAAAAATTACAAAAGAGTTGGAAACGATTACGAAAGTACGGGAAGAATCAGAAAAGAAACTAACCGACGTTTTAGAAAAAGTTAGCATACAGCGTAGAGAGGCGGAAATTGCTTCTATTGCCGATGATGCTGTCAGAGAGCGGGAAACGAAAATCCTTAATCTCGAAAAACAGCGCGATAAGGAACTCGAAAACGAAGCACTGACCGCAACGGGGCGGCTTGTCATTGAAGCGCGTTTTCAGAAACAAATTGACGCGCTCCGAAATGGAAAAGCGGCTTTCGATTTGGAGAAAGCCGCGCTGTCTTTACAGGAAAGATTACAGAAAGCATTTACGCAAACTGTATCGGAAGAAGAACGAAAAAGAACGGCGGAAAAGAAAGCAGAACTTGACAAGCAAGCCGCCGATTTTGACAAGCAACTCAAAAAAGGGGAAATCAGTTACAATGATTATCTCGAAAAACTTAACGACCTTGATGAACAACGGGCGGAAACGGTACGGGGTGCAAGTGTCTTAGATAACGTCTTGGGCGCGGTAAATTCTACTCTATCCGAAACTTTGAAGGGCATTGCAGACGAACAAAAAGCGGCGGCTTTTGCGGCGTTTTCTGCTATTAAAACGACCGAAGAAAACCGCGTCGCACTGATGCAGGAAATGGCAGATTTGGAAATCGAAATAGACAAAGCCCGTGCCGATGGCAAAGTTGAGGTTGAAAAAGATTTGCAAGCGCGGTTAGATAGGTTGCGAGATAATAGCGGGAAAACTTCAACGGAATTAGCGGAAAAAACAGCAAAGTTGCAAGCCGATATTTCTAAGGCGCACACAGAAGGACGCGCCGAAGACGAAGCAAAATTGACGACGGAATTAGCAGATGTCCAAAAAACGCAAGCGGCGGATACTGAAAAAAGCGGCGAAAAAATAGTATCTGCGTATACTGATATTGCGTCCGGCGCGGCTCTCGCTTTGGGCGCGGCGGCAATAGAAGGGCAAAACTTTGGCAAGGCGGCACAGCAGACGGCGTACGATACATTGCAAGGATTAGTACCTATTTTTGTTGCTCAAATCTTCGGCACTACCTTTGCAGAGTTGGGGCCAATATTGGGGCCAATAGCAACCGCCGCCGCAACGGGGCTTTTATACGGTCTTGTTTCCCTTGCTAAACCGTCCGGCGCAGAAGGCGGCGCGCCTGAAGGTATAACCGGAACTTACAACAAACCGCGCGGCAATACGGACACAATACCACTTTGGGTTGCGCCGCGTGAGGCAATTATTAACGCCCGTCAATCCGATACGTGGCGCGATACGTTGGTAGCAATTAACAGCGGCGGGGATGTACTTCAGAGCGTTCTTAACAATACGGGCGCTGCTGAAATCGCGGCTCTTATGCACGAACATTTTACGCCTGCTGAAATCGCGAAAATGACGGAACTTCAACCCGTCCCTGTTATGCAACGTCCCGTTATCAGTGTCCAAAGAGGTGTAAGTCGGGAAGTGCAAAACATCGTGGTAATGCAAGATATGACGGCGGAAATTAAGTCTGTGGCAAAGGCGGTAAAAGTGATGCACAAAGATTTGTCAGTTCAAAGCAGGAAACCCGTTGAAGTTATTGGTGGAAAACTCAAGACGGACGGCAATAACATTACCGCAACATTTGAGCGTCTAAGAAAAAGAAACGTAACAAGGGGCTAACTATGTACTGGATTAAATTGGCAGGGGCTACAGACGCGGCGGACACAACAGGACAAGTTTCGATTGAAATCCCTATCTTGGGTATCGAATGGACAACGGAACTGATAGGCGATACCGTTACCTATGCAGATGGCACGGTAAAAGAACCCGTACAACAGCGTATAACCTACGTCATAAAAGCGTTTCCATTTACTACCAATGATTATACCGCCGATTTTACAATTGAGGATATAAAATACGCAATAAATACCGTAAATGCCAAACCTCATAAGTGGATAAAAGAACCTTCGACGGGCGGACTTTCCGCACCGCCGCGATGGGCGGATGAAACGAATTACCCGCTTACCGCGTTTCCGTCCGGTAAGGTGAAAGTAGGCGGTTTCCGGTTTGATATTCAGCCGGAATGGGATAGTGGGGAAGAAATTGTGGAAATTACAGCACTAAAACAAGCGGTAGGATAACCATGCCCGTAGCACCAGACAACAGATATATTTACGAATTTACCGCGCAGAACCTTTGGCGGTATCGTTTGGAAATTCTGCCACGACAGCAGGACAACGTCACGAACCATACGACGCTTACGGATTACACCATAACCGCCGATATGGGCGTATTTGCCGAAGAAATTACCATTGAGAGCGGTTTCGACGCACACCCGTTAGGACTGCCAAAAACGCCCGCTATGAAACTGAAAATGAACTTAGACGCTCTGACGGGTGCAACCGAATGGACTGATTTACGCGATTGCCTTTTGCAGCCTGTTTTGCAATCCGGTATGTACGATTCAAGCGGGGATATACTGACGGGCGGTTCGGCATGGACACCGATACGGCTTGCAAGGTACGTTTTCAATACTACCAATATCTTTACGCTCCGTTCCGATTTGGGCGATTCGGGTGCTACCATGTCAAGCGCAACCGTCGTATTTCAGGGCGGACAACGGAAAACGCCGACAAATAAACTTGAATTAAATTACAGCAGTTCATTCTACGAAATTGACATTTACGGCATTGAGCGCGTATTATTAGAGCAATTACCATTGGGTATGCTTGACATATTCGCTAATCCTGTTTCTTTGGAGTGTTACCGCTTTACGCTTGACCAGCGAAGTACGAACTACCAAGTAATTGGTGAAGCCGCGCCGCCGGACGGGTATCATGTCTATGCAATGTCGCTATCCAATTTCATATCGGCGGCAAATTCTACTGCAAAAGCAATGTATCGGAATTTGGTTCGGAGCAATTCCGCCAATGTTACAATCGCGCCCTTTCTTGGGGATTTAGGCGGCTCTGACGCGGTTGTGCAATTTTACGAACAAACCTTAGAAGACGCGGCAAATACCGTCGGAGCGGACATTACAAGCGAGAGCAATATGTATTTCATATACGCCGTCCGCAAAGACGGTGAAACGCTGTACCATTGCCTGACCGACAGCAAGTTTTTAGGCAAATACAGCAATTTCTACGATATGTATAAAGAGATTGCAGAAAGTACATTTTCAAAGCGGGTGTTCTTCAATTCGGATTACAAAACTTTGCAGTGTTATTGCGTACCTTTGTGGAGCAAGACGACAAGCGACACACGGCAAGAAATCGCACTCTCCGATATTGAAATTGATACCGCGAAATTGGAACTTGGCGGAATGATGCTACGGGCGGCACGGACAAACGTTTACAGCGTCGGCTCTGATGAATTGGATAAGACGGAGGTTTTTGATGTTGGAACGGATTCGGAAAGCGATTGGGACGTTCCGACGGCGTGGCATAACATACCACAAGCAACAAAGGTAATCTATACAGGGGATTACAATACGCCGTCTTGGGCTTCATTCCAACGGAGCGGGGCGCAACAAGGCGAATTGTTCTACGTCGCAGAAGTTCCGCCGGCCTCAATAGACGACACATTAGGTAAGGTACACGATTACGTTGAACTCTACGACGGAGCGGGAAATACGTTCGGTTTCGCTTCGATTGCTTATCCGGCGGCTACGACGATTATAGACGGTTCGGAAGCAATAAGTGAAGCGGTAAATTCAATACGCCGAATACAAGGAAATTTTATCGCAAGGCAACAACAGACGTGCCTACCTTTTACCCTTGCAAGTGCGATACTAACCTGTTTTTCAGGTGCAGGGCAATCGGTACTGGAGTACGACACAACACGACCGGACAAACTGCAATTCTATTTTCCGCAATGGATAGGGGATTTATGGACAACCGACGTTTCAGGTTTCAAGTCGTACCTATCCTTTGTTCAAACGGACGGCATTTTGCTTGAATCGAAAATAGATGTTGTCAAGGCAACAGTATCGGCAAAGTTCTTAATAAAGGGGGATTACTAACCATGCCACTTAACGAAGGAATAAAGCCGAGAAGCATTTCAGCAAGGCATTTAACCGAATCGCTTAGGTTAGGCGGCAACACCTACGAAGCAACGGTATTGCCCGAAACAGGCGGCACTACGGCGGCAACTATGCCGTTATCGGCGCGGTATGCCTATTCTGCCAATGTTTCAGATTTGACAAGTCCCGCAACGCCGGACGGCACAAGTCTTGTTACGGGTGACGTTGTCCTTTTGCCGCTCCAAAGTACCGCGTCTGAAAACGGCTTGTACGTGGT